ATTTAGATAGTTCTAAGTTTGAGTTTTCAATAACGCTTGGGTCAATAGAAGGCTGACTTTCAGCCGGCTTTGTTACTGGTGTAATTCCAAAGTCTTCATCTAAATCAAAACCTCTCATATAATCTGGTATATCTGCCATATTATTTTCCTTTTCGTTGAGCGGCCTGTCGTTTTTTATGCTTCTCTATGACCTGCTTCGTTTTAACCTCTTTAATTGATTTTTTACCAAATTGGTCAGCAAAGGGTGATGCTGGGTGGGCTTCTGCAATTCTACTTTGCATTTCTCTCCAACCATTATCATTCCTCATACTACCAACACCAACAACACCACTAGAAATATTAACTCTTGTAATTAATTGTTTCATGTGTGGATTTTTTGCTTTAAAATCATCTAGTTCAGCAATACTCATCATTTCAGTAGTTACTTCACCAGTTTTGGTGTTTTCAAAATCGTATGTTGGCATTATTTACTCCAAAAATTTAAGTATAGTAAATATGGTACTAAGATAGGATATACAATATGTTCTATCAGTTCATATACTACTAGTAATGATAAAACTATTGCCCATATTTTAGATGTTTTGGCTTTGTTTGATACATAAACAAAAAATCTACTGTGATAGCTTCCTATCTTAGCAATAATTTTATTCATTCGGTTTAAATGGGTCTTTCTTCTTAAAGTATTTATTAATTACTTCAAGTTGGTCATTGTATTCTGCAATAACCTTTAGTTCTTTTTCAACTGCCTCTAAAACATCAGGATGTTCACCGACACCAGCTGCATTTGAAAGATATATTTCAACATTCATTTTGTGTTTTGCAATGTGACCTTTTGCGTGGTCAACAATAGCTTCTATCATATTTTCTCTATTATATTCGTCCATTTATATGTTCCTTCCTAAATTAACGATTGTTCTTGTGCTTTCTGTACACCATCTATGTACCATTCTGGTACACTTGCCGGACTTTTCCAAGTGGCAAATCTTTGTTTCTCGAAAATGTAATACTTTCGATAACTTGCAACACTATCACCTGCAATCTTACAATAGTCTGGCATTGCTGGTGTTGGTTCTGTTGCAACTTTATTTAGTGAGATATTTTTAGGCGGATACATCAAAGCACCTTCTAACAATTGAATTGTTTTGTGGTCTAGTATATGACCATATCTCATTTTAAATTCTGTGTTCAACGCCATCATGTGTTTGTATAACCAATGATAGTTGTAGGCACTTTCCATAACCCATAATGTACTAGGGTGTCCTGTGTGACATGCCTTGTACAGTGTATGTTCCATGTTAGAATTAGGATGTCGCCATCTTTTAATTCTACGGCCTGCTTTTGTCTTATCTGTGTATTCTGTACCGTCAATCATACGGTGTGCTGTAGATAGCATCTGAGCGCTTTCTACAATCATCTTACACACATGTTTGTCACAACTCATTTGAGCTGCCACAATTGGGTCTTTATCTAAGTAAAATATATTCATTAGTGTATCACCTTTCTGAAGTATTCCATAGCGTCATACTTCTTGCATAATGTTTGAAATATATTAAACCAAAAATCTTTACCCCAATCTGACATAGAATTCTTACATGCATTTTCGGCATTTGTAAGTCTTCTAATTTGGTCTGGTGTCAAATGTGTTAGACTTGTCATGGTTAATCTTTGTATATCTATTATTGTCATCATAATACTTACAGTATAACATTATTTCTTAACATTGTCAACCTCTAAATAACGCTTCGGTGTGCTTTTTGTCGCAGCCGGACCGTCATTCCACTCCATTATCTGGTCTAACTTTATTCGTATTTCGTCTGGATCCAAACCTAATTTCTTTAATTCTGCTGTACCCATTTCTCTAAAAAACTTCTCGTAATCACGGTTTTTTAAATCTCGTTGACCTAATTTTCTAAAAAAATCTTTGTAAACTTTTTCTCTATCTCGTGTTCTTTTCGCTCTAGCTTTTGCGTTAGCAGCTTCTTTGTTAGCTTTCTCTTTTTCCTGACTTGCGAGTTCGAGCTTATCCTCTTCTTCTTTTTCTCTTTCAGATTGTTGTTCAACTTTTCTACTCCTTAACGAAATATTGGCCGCTATCAATAGTAATACAGCCAATGGGTCAAATACAAATATCAATGCAATTATAACCCACCTTACAGCTTCATCAAAATGGTCTTTCGCCTCATCACCATAAATTAGTTCTGCAATATATTTAATAGGACCAACTTCAGCCTCTATCTTATCTTGTTCTAATTGTAATATTGATTTTTGTTCTGTAAGTTCACCAATTTTATCACTTGCATTGTTAATACTACTTTGTAATGCTTCTCTTTCTGGTGCCTGTTTTTCTCGTTCTTTAAGACCTCTAGTTACATATTCAGTGTCAATATAAACATCTAATGCTTTATCTAACTGGTCTAAGGTCTTTGTAGACCTGTCTATAATAAGTTGTTGTTGGCCAATCTGTTTGTCAATAAGTTCTATTTTAATATTGTTACTTGATGTAGGTTGCACTTGGTCAAGGTGTGCCTTTGATAAGAAACCAAAGATACCCATAGATGTAATAAAGATTAATATAATTACGGCAAATGTAAGATAAGTTTTTAGTGTTTTAGGTACAAGTTTGTTACGCCAGTTATTATAGAGCCAACTGGCGGCTACAAGTTTACCAACTTCTAAGGCACTACCCATTGCAATAATAGGCATAGTTGCACCTGCGAATAAGGTAGCCAAACCTATAATAGAATAACCTGCCGCTATAGCAGATATAGAAATGGCACTTAGAAAAGTTATTAGTATTGTAAACATCTTAATCTCTTATATAATTTAACACATACTCACTTCTAATCTTTTTGATTATTCTTTCTATCTTTATAAAGTAATCTTTGTCGGAGGCATATGCTTCCAGAGTATGTAAAAGTTTTATAGGGTCGTCTTCTCCGTTATCCCTCAACTCTTGGTATTTACTAAAAGCTGTACCATTATTTAGTGTGTTAATATAATGTAAAACACTATCACACTCATGTTCATATACTTTCACACCCCACTTCTTAGGTTTATTTGAAGGTAACATATGTGGTTCTCTTAAATCATATGTTCTCATACCAAATAGATTATGTCCTTCTCTAGCAAATCTACTTGTACCCCAACCACTTTCTAAAGAGGCCTGAGCCAGTAACAATTCTCTATTTACAGGAAATATATCTGAAGTGTTATGGTAAATATAATCAACGCACTTATTTACATCATCTAAAAATGTTTGATTACTATTGTGTTCAAAGTTAGGTTTTTCTATCTTTATAGGTTCATCTGCTTTAACCTCTAAAGCATATGGTGATTGATAGAGGTAAATCATTGTTGATATTGCACCAACAACAAAGACAAAGGCCAATGTATTTAACACGACCTTTGTATCGTGCCAAAATGCCTTCATTTAGCCTCTCTTTCTCATCACAATGTATTCGTAACTTGTGATGGTTTCAGGTGCCTGTTCACCGTATTCTGACCATGTACCAATCTGAATATCTTTATTCTTCTTTTGAAAAAAGGCAAGTTTGGGGTCATCCATAATCTTAGCCATTTTCTTAAAGATTTTTTCTGATTGCTTTTCTGTGTAATTGTTCATCACATCTGTTGCCCAATTACCAGTATAGTAAGTCATCTTACTTTCTAGTTTGTTATCACGGAAGTTTGTGATACTTTCTGGTACACCATCAATGATAGATTTTAAATGATGGTCTAGTTCTTTTACTTTTCGCTTCTGCATTATATAGTCCTCTCTCAGTTAGTTTATTATAAATCTGCAATTTTGAATTTCTTAATAACATTCTTAGTTGGTATAACTGTTGTGTTACCACCATCTGCAAGTTCATTATTATCATCATAATTGTAGTCACTCATCAACACATGCACCTTTTTATCGTTCTTTACCAACCAACCAGTTGATACACAAATAGCAGGTTTCATGTTTTGAATTTCTTTTAGCGTTTTCCAACCAGCATCTGATTGAATATCCTCCCAATACACAAGGTAAAAGTCATATGTAAAGGGTATTTCTGGAACACCGTCCTGAAATTTCTTTGATTTATTTTTTGCCATGTTTATATTCTTTAAAAATTAAATAAAGGTACATTATAGTACCAACATAAATTATCATTTTAACTTCGTATGGTACAAACGCTTCTATCATTTCTAATATTTCCATTACTGACATTCTTTATCAGCAATTTTCGTGTCACCTAGCAATTCACACTTATATTGTTGGTCAAGTTTTAATCTAAGGTCAGCCATTGCACCATCAATAATGGCTGGTAAGTATTCTTGCATAACAGAAACCATTTCTAATGCATACTTATGACCAATTTTGGCCATTTCTGCTTCAAATAATTTCTCTTTATCTATTTCGGATGAGTTTGTAATGATATGACCAATAACGGCCGTTTCGTACTCACCTGCTTTAGCCTTCGTTATGGCACTTGTTAGTATACCAAAACCGGTAACTAATACCACAACTACTGTCAAAATCACTTTTTTCATAATGTATCCTTTTGTTATCATTTATATTTATATAATACACTAAAAGGGGGCTATAGGCAAGCACTTTTTTCACTTTTTTTTAAAATAAAAAGCAAGTAAAATCAACGATTTGTAGAGGGTGTGACACTTTTGTCACACCAAATGTTCTCTACTTGTTCTCGTTTTGCATAAAATTGTCGTTCCAATCGTATGCTTCTTTCACTAAAGCCGCTGTTAAACCTTTGTATTTTTTATTAAGTGTTTTATCTTTTACACCAATTAAGAGTTCTGCCTCTTCCTGGTGTAAACCTTCAAGCATTTGAATAAACATGGTTTCTTTTTGTGTCTTTGTGGTGTCATTATCTGCACCTTGGACAAAATGCCATAGTCGTTTACTCTCATTTTTTAATAAACTGTGTTCTGTACCTTTTGGTGCCTCATTAGCAATATATGGTGGTGTACCTGTCGGTAAAGACCACTTAATATTAGGATCAAATGCACCTTTGAGTATCATTCTCATAGCAGGCGTATCGTACTGTTGCAATACAGCCTTCTTTTTAGGTTTATCTTTTGCGTTATTAACTTTAGTTAAGATTTCTGATAAG